CACAAGTGAGGAGAGTGGCGAGTAGTATGTCCATAGGATGAACGTATCCGTTCCGTGTCGGCTTACTTGCGACCCTTCTGGGTTGAACGATTGTGTTAATACTAACACAGGTATATTATATAGTCAAGTAATTATGTGTAATACGATACATTTCTTAACTTGATGGTGCTTCTGGTGGTGTTGCAGATGGTTTCTTTCTTTTCTTTCTCTTAGGTGCTGGTTGATTCCATAAGTTAGGTCTCACTGTACCTTGTGTTTGCTTCAACCATTTCAATGATTTCTTATACTTGTCATAGTAATGATCAAATATTTCTACCTGACTATCACCTATAGCAATATCATAATTAGGATTTCCCTCAACTTCATACTGAACAAGGTAAGCAGTGTAAGGTAACTTCCTATCATCTGCTAACTTTGGGTCACATTTCTCATGTATTACCCTCATGAACGTCCACCCCATTCTATATTAGGAAATGCATCTGTTACACATGCCTTAGTAATCTTCCAACGTTTACCAATCTGCTTGTCCTTTGCAAGACATAGAACCTCTGCTTCACCAGCAGATAATCCTTCTAGCATTTGAATAAACATCATCTCTCTTTTCTTCTGACCTACATTAGAACCACCCTTAAAAAAGTGGTGAAGCAATCGTGCTTCTCTCGCTAAATTAGTATGTTCTGTACCTACTGGTGCATCATTAGGTTGATAAGGAACCTTACCAGGTGGTAGTAGACTCACAACAGAGTCATCAAAATTAATAATGAAAAGCATTCTTAGTGCAGGAGTATTAAATTTCTCAAGCAAAGTAATCTTTTCTTTCTTAGTCTTTGCGTTAGATACCTTTTGTAGTACCTCATGCATCAAGAGTTTCATCTTCGTCTTCCTCATTAATAAATTTTACTGATAGAAGTTCCTCATTCAATGGGAACCCATTGTCATCATACATTTCTGGATGATAATATTGTGCTTCGTCACGTGACCAGAGATAATCATGTACGAAATCTTTTGCAGTCCATCCTGCTACTATACCGACACATAAAAATAGGAATGATGTTGTCGCTGAAAAAAATAAAAGGGTGGTGTCTGCCATGACTCAACTCCGTATAGTGGTTTACTTATTGTTTCTCCCACCTTAACTCAAAGTTGAAATAGAACTTGCGTTTAAGAAAGGAGAATTCTTTTTGAATCCCAAAACCTTTATTAGGTTTCGTCTCTACATTTTCTTTAGCCCTCCTTAACATGAGTTCTATGCCTTTATTTATAGACAGTTCTTTACTTCGGGACACTGACTAACCCCTCCCTCAAGAAGAATTTTGCTGTTGCAAGTAGATCACCTATCTCTTTCCCATCTACTATAGTATATGGATAACTATTCCCTGCAAAATTAGGATACGTTTCCAGCATTTCATCTGGTTCTGTTTCTCTAACTGTATATTCAAGTCCTGCTCTATCACAAAGTTCTATAGCTTGATAACATCTGTCACAGGATTTTCTAGTGTGTATTAATATATCCATTCTTTTTTTTTAATTTCTCAAGTATATATTTATTTTTTAGCACTAACTAATCCCTGCTTCAAAAAGAATTTTGCTGATTCAACTAAACCACCTATCTCTTTTCCATCTATTTCAACCCAAGGGTATCCAGTTGAATTAGGAAACATCTCTCTAAGTTTATCTGCTGGTGTATCAACTGTTTCATACTCAACTTCTGCTCTCTTACATAGTTCTTTCATCTGATCACAGTAGAAACAACCATCTGTTGTATGTATTTTAATATCCATTAAGATTTTAATTGTTGTAGTATGTATTTGTATGCTCCTATCATATCACCTTCCTCTTTCCTAAACAAATCTTTGTCAAAACTTTGTCCATCTTTCCAAAGTCGCATCCCGTCAGGTGATAGTTCATCAGCAAGGAGTAAATTGTTGTTAGCATCAAATCCAAACTCCAATTTAAAATCAACAAGTGTGAGACCAATACCTTCAAAGATATCCTTTAATATAATATTAACTTCTCTTGCCATAATCTCCATCTCACCCACCACTTCCATGTTGTGTCCCATCTTTATGATACGATCTTGTGTAAGTAATGGATCATCCTTAGCATCATCCTTTAAAAAGTATTCAACTAATGGCCAATCAAACTCAGTACCTTCTTCAATCGTTGTCTGTCTAACAATAGAACCAGTAGCAATATTTCTTACAACTACTTCTATTGGTATGATTTCTACTTCCTTAACTGCCATTGCTCTGTGTGTAGGCATACTAATATAATGATTAGGAATTCCTACCTCTGATATCTTTTCAAAAAGAATCTTAGAAATCTCACAACATACAGCACCTTTACCATCTACCCACAATTCTTTCTTACCATTACCAGCAGTAACTCTATCTTCATACTGTATTAAAATCTTATTAGGTTCATCAAGCTTGTAAAGAGTCTTAACTTTTCCAACTATAAAAGTTTCTTCCATAAAAAATGGGAGGGTTTACTCCTCCCATTATATCAGACTGTCAAGTGCGTGTCAACCTATTCAAAAATTAGTTTACCATTACCAATCTTTTTATCCATTTTAGATAATACATCCTCATTATTATCTAACCAATCTATTGTAGGTTGTCCACTATACCCATTTGTCCATACATACCACGCATAAACCATCATACCAGTATTATACTTACCATCTTCTCTCAATGCTTCACCTAACATTGGATACCTAGTGAATACATATACCTTTTCTAATCCATAAGTTCTATCAGAATATACCTCATCAAATCTCTTCTTACCGTGTAGGTATGATAATGGTAATAGAAGAGCAAACTTACTCTTTGCTACCAATTTCGCCCTTTGAATAAACTCAAAGGCAATAGAGAATGGTGGGTTTGTTATGATGTAATCATACTCACCAGTTTCACATAAGAAGTTAGTTTCTTTATCATAAGCAGTTACTTTATCATCTTCCCAATGCTCTTTTAATACTCTAGTGATAGCACCTCCACCACAAGCAGGTTCACATACAGTACTATTCTTATTAAAATATTCTACATCTAAAAACTTACGAGTAAGAGTATAGGGAGTCTCATAAAAATCAGACTTTCTTCTCTTCCCAGTAGCATTATTAGCACTAAAGTTTTTGCCTTTCTTCTTAGTCATTAATTATATGCTCAATAACCTGAGTGGATATGTTTTTTATTCTAGCAAAGATCTCTTCATTTGTAAATGGTTTACCCTGAATGTAGATTGTTGCAAGTTGCTTAGGATCAAAGATGTATTCCTGATTACGTGGTCTGTAACGAGTCATAGCATCCATTCTATCATTGATTGATGAACCATCTTCAAAATCACAACCGTATGCAAATATAACATAAGGAAAATAATTGAAGTCCTCAAAGTATATCTGAAACTCTGCCCAGTTCTTGAATGCTCTCTCAATAGCATTACCTTTTGCTTGCTTCTTATTGCCTTGCTTGATTATTCTCTCCACCTTCTTTAAAGTCATCCCTAACCTAGTAGCAACTTCATTACTACCTATCCCTTGATTATGTAAATCTATTATTGCTTCTCTCTCATGGTTAGTTCCCTGTTTCTTTGCTTCCGTTACAAGTATTGGATACTTCTTACCATTGATAACTGCAAAGAGTATACCACCATCAGGTTTGACTCCAGACCTACTTGAGTGTGGAGTATAATTATGTTCAGGAGATATCTCAGATTTCCTTATAGTCTTTCTCCACTCAAACTTAATTTCGGGATACGATTCTTTAAGGTCTTGTATGAGCAATTCTATCTGCTCTACTAGATTACCTTCTAAAATTATAGCATCTTCATTGAAGATTGATTTCCCACCACCATCACGGACTTGACGGTCACTTAATCCAGCACTTAAAGTCATCTTTGTAAATCGGATAAACTTATCATACAATAAAAAAAGCACCCTGTGAAGGGTGCTTGTGACAGTTTTTAAATTGGTCTTAACCAATAGCAGGAGCAACGAGTGCAACTTCACTAGTCTCAGCAGCAGCGAGATCAAGTGGGAAGTTGTGAGCATTACGCTCATGCATAACTTCCATACCAAGGTTTGCTCTGTTAAGAACGTCACCCCATGTAGGAACAACCTTACCAGATGCGTCTACGACTGACTGGTTGAAGTTGAAACCGTTAAGGTTGAACGCCATTGTACAGATACCCATTGATGTTAACCACACACAGATCACAGGCCATGAGGCAAGGAAGAAGTGTAGTGAACGTGAGTTGTTGAATGAAGCATACTGGAAGATAAGTCTACCAAAGTATCCATGAGCAGCAACTATATTATATGTCTCTTCCTCTTGTCCAAACTTGTAACCATAGTTCTGAGAATCTAACCCAGTGGTTTCACGAATGAGTGAAGAAGTAACGAGTGAACCATGCATAGCAGAGAATAATGCTCCACCGAACATACCAGCAACCCCTGCCATGTGGAATGGGTGCATAAGGATGTTATGTTCTGCTTGGAATACGAACATGAAGTTGAATGTACCACTTATACCTAAAGGCATTCCATCAGAGAAAGAACCCTGACCAAATGGATAGACTAGGAACACAGCGAATGCTGCTGAAACTGGTGCAGAGTATGCAACACAGATCCAAGGACGCATACCTAAACGGTATGATAGTTCCCACTGTCTTCCCATGTATGCTGAGATACCGATGAGGAAGTGGAAGATTACTAACTGATATGGACCTCCATTATACAACCACTCATCTAGTGTGGCAGCTTCCCATATAGGATAGAAGTGTAGTCCGATAGCGTTAGAAGATGGAACGACAGCACCAGAGATGATGTTGTTACCATATAAGAATGAACCTGCAACAGGTTCTCTGATTCCATCAATGTCCACAGGTGGAGCAGCGATGAAAGCAATGATGAAACAAG